GGCGAGGAAACGCACAAGAAATTCACAAAGGCCGAGATCGAGCGCATCCTGAAGGCGCTTGAGGACGCGGATGCCTACGGCATTGTCCTGCGCGCAAAGGGCTATGTCGCAAACGCCGAGGGAGAAAAGTGGATCCACTTCGACTACGTTCCCGGTGAGCCTGATATCCGCGACGGCGGCGCGATGGTCACGGGCCGCATCTGCGTGATCGGCTCGAAGCTGAACGAAGAGGCTGTTGCGAAGCTCTTCGGCGTGGAAAAGCAGTAAGGAGTTTTCTCTATGGCTATGCCTGATATCCCCATGTATGTCTTTACCGGCTTTCTGGAGTCCGGCAAGACGAAGTTCATTCAGGAAACGCTCGAGGATGAGCGCTTCAACACCGGCGAGCGGACGCTTCTGCTGGTTTTCGAGGAGGGCGAGGAGGAATACGACGTCTCGGCCTACCCGCACAAGGAGGTCTACGAGCAGGTTCTGGACTACGAAGACCTCAGTCCGGAGCTGCTGACCGGCCTGCAGAAGAAATACCGGGCCGAGCGTGTGGTCGTGGAGCTCAACGGGATGCATCTTGCTGCGGATTTCTACCTCAAGACCCCCGACCACTGGAAGATCGCGCAGGAGGTCATGTTTGCCGACGCGACGACCTTCCTCAGCTACAACGCCAATATGCGCCAGCTCGTCGTGGACAAGCTGGCAGGCGCGGAGATGCTGGTTCTCAACCGCATGGCCCCCGGCACGGACGTCATGCCGTACCACAAGATCGCCCGCGCCGTGAACCGGAAGATCGACATTCTCTATGAATACACCGACGGCTCGACGCACTATGACGATATCGAAGACCCGCTGCCGTTCGACCTGAACGCGCCCGTGGTCGAGATCAGGGACGAGGATTATGCCCTGTTCTACCGCGATATCACCGAGGAGCCAAAGAAGTACGCGGGCAAGACCGTGAAATTCAAGGGGCAGGTCGCGCGCCTGCGCCGGGAAAAAGAGGGGATGTTTGCTCCCGGCCGGTTCGTCATGACCTGCTGCGAGGCGGATATCACGTTCATGGGCCTGCCGTGCAAATTCGCGGCGGCTTCCGGCCTTGCGGCCAGAAGCTGGGTCTGGGTAACGGCGACGGTCGAGGTCAAGTTCCACACGCTCTACAAGGGCGTCGGACCCATCCTGACGGCTGTGAACGTGCAGCCCGCCGAGCCTGCCGAGCAGAACGTCGCAACGTTCTGATACGATTCATATTCGCTCCTTTGTGTACCAAAGCAGCCGGCAGAGACTTGTCTGCCGGCTGCTTTCTGTTTTGGCAGAATGGCTCTTGCCGGAAGGCTGGAAATCAGGTATAATACAGAAAAAGACGCCCCGCCGGGAGGCGGGGGGAACGGAGGCGTTTGCATATGCAGACAAGCTATCGCTTTTCCGCGCCGGGCCGCACGGAGATCAGCGGCAACCATACCGACCATCAGC